GCGTAGGTGCTCTGTATTCACAGATCCCGATGTAGCCGGCCAGCATGGCAGCAGTAATCCAGTTCATAGTTTCCCCGCACGTAGGCGATCTTCGTGGTCGTCGAGGGTGTTTTTGTGATGCGCAAGGATCTCCAGGATCTTGCCTTCAAAAGTGCCCAGGCCTCGACTGATCGCCCAGAGCGCCTTCACACCGGAGGCAGCAGTTGCCCCACCTGTGAGTACCAGAGCAGCTAGGGCGATGGATTCAGCAATGCCCATGGTCCTTTGGTGTTAAGGCTGGTGTCCTGTTGCATCAGCTTTCCTAGGGAGGCGAAATGGCGTTGAAAAAAGCTCAGTCAGTGAGGCCGTAGTCCAGGATCTCAGCCACCCTTGCCGCCGTTAGCAGCCCTGCCCCGACCAGCAACTGCAGCCCTGGCGCCAGGCGGTCGTCATCGAGGGCCACATAGGGCGAATCCGTTAGCTGCTGAACAAGGCCAGCGATTTGTACGTTGCGCTCTGCTGCTGCCCGGATCGCAGCGTATTCAGTGGCCTCAAATCGTCGAACAAAAGCGGCGCTGGTCATCACGCCAATTTTGTAGAAATTAGAATAGGCAATACCCTGTTGTTGCACAGTTTCAGCGACTAAGGCTTCTGGAGTTGTGTCGTTAGCTGCTGCGGCCGCTTGGAGGGCATGAAAGGCCCGTGGTGTGATGGTAACGGTTAGGTCCATTGTTGTTCCCTAAAAAGTCGTGTGGTGATCAGCCGTTACCATGTCGATAAGGCTGCTCGTGCCCATGTATTGGTTGCAGTACAAACGTAGACATAAGAACCATCGTATCGAATATCACCAGCGGTCCCGGTTGACGTAGCAGCAGCAGGCGCTGTGCCTTGCAACCTGTGAAGTGCATCAATAGTTGCAAACGCACTATCATCTGCAAGCCTAACTTGCAGCGTAGTCGAGGAGCGTTTGAGCGCAGGGTAAGAGGAAGATATACCACCAAAACACAAAGGAACAACGTCTTTGATTGTCAGGCTAGTAGCAGCAAACGTTAAAACTTCAATCCGGTTTACTGTTGCAAAAAATCTTTCTGATGCGGCGCTTCCAAAGGAATCCCTATAAAACCCCGACTCTTTTCCTCCAGCACCATAAATAGCAAGAGATGGAGTATAAATACTTCCGCTGTTACTAAGAAAGAGGTTTGTTATACTAACATTGCTGCTGCCTAGGTTAATTCTTGCTCCGCCATTTGACTCTATTACAAATTCACCACCGTTGCTTGAGTATATTGCGCCGCAATTACTACCAGTATAAGTGGTAAAAAACAATCCCAGGCCAGCAGTGGATTGTGTAAACGGTGCAGTAGCACTGGAAATATCCCGTGCTTCAATATATGCACTAGGGTAAGCGCCAGTCCTTCCAAAACGTGTGCCTGTAGAAGTTAACGTAATGCGCCTTTCGGTTCCGCGATAAAGTTCAAGATCCCTAGTTACTCCGCTGCCTGCATTTTCCGTACCAATTTGAAACAAATTAGTATTCCATCGTGTAAAGCCTTGCTCATAATTAGAGTCATTGGTGTAGGTATTAAAAATAAAAAATTTCTGGGCGTTTGTACCGTCGCGTTGGACGATAGTATTGGTGCTGACAGGTGCCAAAAGACCCAGCCCCAGGTTTGACCTTGCCGTTGCGGTATTGCCAAGATTCGCCAGATTATCGGCACTATTTAACAGCAACCGCTCAACATTACTGGAATCCCTGTATCGAATCGTGTCGCCAGATCGGTAGGCGTGGCCTGCTGCTGTGCCCGCAGTGTTCGGGAGCAGCAGGGAAGTGCTAGCCAATAAAGCGGTGAACGATCCTGCCGCTGCCGTAGTGCCGCCAATCACGCCGGGGTTGGTACGGTCAAACCCGTTCAGCACTGACCCAGTGAACGACAGGCCGGTGCCTAGGTTGATCTCCTGCAGGCCACCTACGCCCGTTGAATAGCGGCCAACCAGGACTAAGCCACTAGCGGTTATTCCCGAAAAATTGATAATTCCAGCTCGCGCTGCGCCAATGTTTGTCCTGGCCTGGTCCAAATCCAGCAGGTCGGACAGATTATTGGCTTTGTCGGCAGCTCCAATATCTGCCGCCGAGGGCATTGCATGTCGGTGATCGCTGCGACTGGCTGCTGTGCCGGTGCCTGCTGCTGCGGTGCCGAGGGACTGGGGAGTGGCGTCAGAGAGCGCAACGTACGCACCAGGGGGCAGAATCCTGACAACAGCAGGGCCGCTGTTGCTCGTGATCTTGACAACCGCAGGAGTGCTCATGGATCCCTCCTGCTGCTGCGCAAGGCCACCGTTGCTAATCCAGTGGCCAGGAAATTGTCATCAGCCTGCGTGGCGCCTGGTGGCACCATTAGGCAGTCGTATCGGTAAGCACCACCGACCTTGAGGGTATTGACGATTGCCTCCGGCAGAATCAGCCGCACCAAGCCCTGCGCTGGCGTGGTCTCCACAGTCACCGGATAGATCGTCCGGGCTTTGACATCACTGACAGTTGCATTCACATCCCATCCCACAAACGACCATGGCGTGGTCTGGGCGGTATCACTAAACAGCTCAAATACCTTCAAGGCATCAATCCCCTGCTCCATCCCCCAGGTTTCGTTTTCGACCCAGGCCATACTTCAACCTTGCTGCTCCAGCTTTCCGTCCGTTGCACCTCTCAACGCAAAAGGGCCCCGAAGGGCCCCAATGCTTGAACCGCCTATGGGTTCACTCGCCGGGAACCAGGTACACCGTGTTGGTGCCAGCCGGAACGGCAGCGCCATTGGTCACGGTGCCAGTCGCCGAAGCGCTGGTGATGTTGCTCTGGGTCGAGGCGTAGCTGAAGGTGGTGGAGGCCACCGCCGTGATGGTGAAGGTGCCATTCACCAGCGGATTGCTGCAACCCACGGTCACGATCTCACCGACCAACATCGTGTGGGCAGCGGACAGGGTGATCGTGGCCACGTTGGAGGTTAGGGCCACATTGCTGATGGCCAGCGTGCCGGTGCCCGGGCGAAGCCGCACAGCAGCCACTCGAACATCACCGGTCAACGAACCGGCAACCTTGACCGCCTCTCGGATCTGCTTGCCGCTGATGGCCACCTCGTTGATCTGACCGGCGGTGGCGGTCACCACACCGATATTGGCGTAGGTGGAGGCGGAACTGAGGGCAGCACCCTCAGCCACGTTGGCAGCTTGGAGCACGTAGCCACCAGAGGCGCTAGAACCACCGGCAGCGACCAGCTTCCATTCATCCTGGGCAGCCAGGTTGGTGGTGAGCAGGCGAGCGGCGCCGGTGCGGGTTTCGGCAGCACGGCCACGGGCACCGGCTTTAACCGCACCGAGAAGGATGGTTTCAGCATCCACTTGATAGCCCCTTCGGGGGGCAAGTCCAGTAGAACGAGCCATTAGTCAGTACCTCAGGAAATGGATAGATGAAGCGATGATTAAGCGGTCACCGCAGCATCGGTGATCCCGTAGGCACGGGCAGCACTGCGCCCGTTCATGATCGCCATCCCGATTGACCAGTCAATCCGGGTGCGATCGACGGGAGCATCAGGCACTTCGCCGAACTCCTTGATGTCGATGCCGTAGCCCTGGGCGGCAGGGCCCTGGATGCCGGTGGCTTGCAGATCACCAAACGTCACGCAGTAGATACTGGTGGAGCTGGAGGTTTCGGTGAAACCTTGGATCTGCGTGTTCTGGGCATTGGTGTCGGTAACAACAATGCGAGCATCGTTGTACATCGTCACCCGACGACCAAAGGCATCCTGCTCAAAGCTGATGAAACCACCGATGGAAGTGTTGCGGGCGGCAGTAGTAAGGCGCCGACGCATCTTCTTGTTCATCAGCAGGATCTTGTTGTCGCCATCGACAGCATCGATCAGTTCATCAAGGGCTGTGAGCGACAGGGCGCCGTTGACGTTGACCGCCTGGGAGCTGCCCGTGTTGACGCGAACCTTGAGGCCATCAAAGGCACGGGGATCACTCGACTCATCGCCGTTGATCACGTAGTCCTCAAAGGTGAGGCGCATGGAGCGCACCTTCATCTGGACCTGCTCGGCCTTGGCCTGGGGCCCGTAGTTTTTGATGCGCTGGATGTCCACATCGATGTCGCCACCGAAGAACTTCAGCCGCTCATACTGCGGATTGATGACACCGTAGGTTTCGTCGTAGGTTTCGTTGTAGCCACGGAACCCAACGGAAGGAAGCTCAGCTTCCACGGCATAGTCCAGACCGCCCTGCACATTGCGGAACGGCATGATGCCGATCAGTTCAGATTCAGCCAGTTCACGAATAACGGCCACCCGTTGAGGATTGGTCTCCTGCTTGGCGGCCTCCAGAATGGTTAATCCCATGGGGAAAATTCAGGTGAAGGTCGGGGGTGGCATAATGAT